GTCATTGCCTTTGGTAAGGCTTCAGTCAAGGCAGCAGCAGCAGACCAGAAAGCACAGCAGCAATTAGCACTTGCCCTAAACAATGTGGGCTTGGGTCGCGATGCAGCTAGTTCAGAGGCATACATCCAGCGACTTCAGAGCGAGTTTGGCATTGTCGATGATCTGCTTCGTCCAAGTTATCAGACCCTAGCGGTAGCAACTCGCGATTCTGCCGAGGCTCAAAGACTTCTTAACTTATCCCTAGACATTTCAGCTTCAACTGGCAAGGATTTAGGATCAGTAACAGCGGCACTAAGCAAGGCTTACCTTGGCAATAACACGGCACTTTCTAAATTAGGTGTCGGTATTTCCAAGGCTGATCTAAAGGCTAAGTCTTTTGAAGATATTACAAATCAGTTAGCGGTCACTTTTGCAGGTTCTGCCACAGCTGCTGCTAATACTTTTCAAGGTTCGATTGACAAGTTAGGCGTTGCCTCAGCAAATGTTAAAGAGATTATTGGCACAGGCTTAATCGATGCTTTGACTAATCTAGGCAAAGATACAAGCGTGGCAGATCTTGCCTCAAACATGGAAAAGACTGCAACCTATCTCGCAGATGTTATTCGTGGCGTTGGAGTCCTTGCAGGTAAGTTAAAAGACATCCCAGTTCTAGGTAATCTAAATGTGGGAATGATCCCTATTGTCGGTTCTTACATTGAACTATTGCGTAAGGCTGGAACTAAGACTGTCGATCTAACATCAGCCGACAATGCTCACTTAAAGTCATTAAACGATTCTTTTAAGATTATCAAAAAAACAGAGACTGTAACGACAAAACTAACAGCGGATGAACTAAAAAAGTTAAAGGCTAAGCAATTACAAAACGCTATCGATAAGGCTAATCTTGCTCTTAATCAAAGCGAGGGTATTTTTGACATGGACAAGATCCAGATTGCAGCAGCTCTCACCTCCCAAGCTGAGCAATTAGGCAAGGCAACCACTTCTGCTCAGCAGTTACAGATCGCTAATGATGTTGCTCGTCTTAATGTCAAGCGTGACATTCTTGCTTTAGAAGATGCTATTGCTGCTAAAGATGAGGCAGCAATCACTGCTGCAACCAATAAACTTAATGCAGACTTGGCATCACTTTCTGCCCTTACTGGTCAAAGCCTAAAACTTACAAACATCAAGTCTATTCTTGATACTCTAAAACCTGTCGATCTCATTAACCAATCAAACTTAGATGCTGCGCTTGCTAAGATACGAGAGATGCTTGCACTACTAGCCTCAGCAGCAACTCAAAGTAAAACAGCAGTTCCTAGCAGCAGTACTTTAGGATCAGGTATTAGTAAGGGCGATTTTATTGCACCTATCTCTAAGTCTGTTGCTGCTCAGGCTTCGATTGATTCAATCCTAGAATACGCCGATGCAGCAGCAGCTCGCGCCAATGCCTTTGCTGATCTCCTAGATTTACAAAATGCAGCAGATCTTGCCGCACTTCAACAAAGTTCCCTATACAGCAATTCTGGCGCGTTGCAGTCATTCCGTACCTCTGAATCAGCAACTGTGAACATCTATGCAAACACTATTGCTAACCCAGATGAACTTACTAACCTCGTCCAAGATGCAATTATCAAGATTAACCGACAGGGAAGTTCTCTTACTCAAGCTGGGGCATTGTGACCAGACCTACCCTCAATGTTGTAATCGACTTCTCTACTGGAGCAAGTTTCGGTTACCCATTCATCCTAGATAGTTCAACTCTAGACGGCCCAGATGTTCTATCTGATTCAGCTTCTAGCCTTGTTGTCGATGTCTCTAATCTCTTAGACAGCATCCAAACTAATCGAGGCCGTAACATTTCATCTGAGCAGTTTCAGACAGGCACAGCCTCAGTCCGTATTTTGGATCAAAATGGCAATTTCAATCCGCAGAACCCAGCATCGCCTTATTACAACTACCTAAACCCAATGCGTAAGATCACGATCAGCGCAACCTACTTGGGAACAATCTATCCAATCTTTGCGGGTTACATTACTGGCTATAACACATCCACACCTAAGTTTAATGGTGACATTGTTTATACAACAGTTACAGCTGTGGATGGATTCCGTTTATTCCAGAACGCTCAGTTCTTTGGAGTAACTGGAGCGGTTGCAGGGGAAACAACAGGCACTCGTATCGGCAAGATCCTAGACACGATCCAATGGCCTTCTGCGCTGCGTGACATAGATACTGGACTAACTACCTGCCAAGCAGACCCAGCGACCCAGAGAACGGCTTTGGCGGCTTTACAGACGGTTGCTATAACCGAGTATGGCGCAATCTACATGGACACTTTAGGTCGAGTTGCTTTCCAAGATCGCAACCTCACAGTCTCATCCGTTGCTGGCACTCCAGTAGTGTTTAAGGATGATGGCACAGCCATTGGCTACTTTGATGTTAAGTGGGTCTTCGATGACACACAGATTTATAACCTAGCCACAATTACTCGACAAGGCGGCACAGTCCAGACTGCCTCAGATTCAGCGTCTATCGCTAAGTTCTTTACTCACAGCTATAACCAATCGGGCTTGCTCATGCAAACAGATGCAGAAGCTTTAGATTATGCCAACGCATTTATTGCATCTCGCAAGGACACGACTGTTCGGGTGGATGAACTTACCCTAGATCTTCAGCAGGATAATTACACCGCTGGCACAATCGCGGCTTTAACAATGGACTTTTTTACTCCAGTCAGCGTGACTACTACCCAGCCTAATAATACGACCCTCTCAAAGACAGAGCAGGTCTTTAATGTTGCCCACTCAATTACACCTAATTCATGGAAGGTCAAGTTCGGCACAGCTGAGCCGATTATCGATGGATTCATCTTAGATTCGGCATTATACGGTATTCTAGACACTAGCGTTTTCAGTTACTAAGGAGAAGATTGATGGCAAAACAGACCTTTACCACAGGGCAAGTGTTATCTGCGGCACAGATGACTAGCCTGCAGCAAACAGCTATGGGCGGTGGATCTGCTACGGCTAAGACAGCTTCGTATGTCCTAGTAGCTGCCGATGCTGGCACTACTGTAATAATGAACGCAGCAGGTTCTACTACTATTACAGTAAACACTGGGCTGTTTGCAGCTGGAGATACTGTCTTGATCCAGAACATTGGTGCAGGTACTACCACAGTCACAGCTGGTACTGCTACTGTCAATACAGCAGGATCTTTAACTTTGTCACAGTATGAAGGTGGAATCTTGTATTTTACTGCTACAGGCGCAGCTGTGTTTCACGATTTTGTTCAAGCGTCAGGTGCAACATCAGATACATGGACATTACTTTCAACCACGACACTTAGTGGTTTAAGCACAATAACTGTTTCAAGTCTTACATCGTCAAAATTGATTGTTTGGTTAGTAGGTGGTCAAAACTCATCAGGCGGATCAGACATAAGAGTTCGACCAAATTCCAGCACCACAACATCTAACTATAACCAAAACATAAGCGGAACATCGGGTGGTTCTTATTTTGGAACTTTAAGTTACATCTACGCAGGTGCAAGTGATAACACAGGAGCAAATTCTAACTTTTGGCTTAATTTGGAAAATTGCACAAGCACAACAAGCATGAAACCTTTTAGAGGTAATGGCAATTCAGCTAGTCAAGGGGTTAGTGTAAACTATAATGGGGCGTTTATGAGCACTAGTGCTATTACAAGCATGAATGTATTTCCCTCATCTGGCACATGGACTGCTGGCACTCTCTACATTTACGGAGCATAAGATGAAAATAATTGAAGAAACATTTGATGTTGCAACTGGCGAAACTGTTAGAAGCGAAAGAAATGCAACAAAATTAGAAATTGACGAAATTGAAGCAAATATTGTCAAAGAAACTGAATTGCAAAATAAAGCATTGGAAAAGGTTGCCTTGCTTACTAAGTTAGGCATAACAGCAGACGAAGCAACTTTACTATTTGGATGAAACCTAAGTTAAATCACGCAGCGATTCAGTTACGAAAGCAGATCGATGACTCGTTCCCAGATCGTGACCGCACATCGGATGGTTGGATCGGCGATACCCGACACGCTGCTCGCAAGTCTGATCATAATCCAGATGAGCAGGGCTGGGTTCGTGCCATTGATGTCGATCGTGACTTATTTAAGGGATCAAAACCAGACATCATGGGCGATCTTGCAGATCAGCTTCGTGCCTTATGCAAGTCTCAGAAAGAAAGACGCATTACCTACATTATCTTTGATGGTCGTATCGCCTCAGCCAAGAAAGGCTGGGCATGGCGTACCTATGAGGGCTCAAACAAACACAACCACCACTGTCACATCTCGTTTGCGAAAGAAGCTGACGATGATGGGGCTTTTTTTCAAGTACCTATGTTAGGAGCCAGTAATGAATGAATTAAAAACAGCAGCAGGTTCATGGGCTAGAGCCTTCTTAGTAGCAGTTATTTCAATGGCAGCAGCTGGGGTCACAGATCCTAAAGCACTCATTGCAGCAGGCATAGCTTCTATCCTGCCACCAGTGCTTCGCTACCTCAATGCTAACGATCCGGCGATGGGCATTAAAAAGTGAGCCAAACAGATTTCTTTAGCCTTTACATAAGCACCTTGCTAATCATTGGTGGTCTTGCAGGCTATGTCATTACTCATCTGCTGTCAGAGATTAAGCGACTCAATCAGCGTGTCGATGAGATCTATAACATACTTCTAGAGCGATAATTTTGTCATGGCAAGAAAAGCAACTAAGAATCTAGTTGAGCAAGATTACTCAGCTCTCGATGCTTATTGCATTGGGATGTATGAGTTTGCTCAATCGTTGAAGCGTGCAGGCTTTGATGAAGAGACTGTGCTTGGCATCATCGTAGAGCGATCAGCCTATCCCGCATGGATTCTGCCTGACCCGATAGAGCCTGAACGCTTTGGTGACTACGAAGATGAGGATGACGATTAAGCGAATAGTCGTAGTCTCGGACTTACAAGTCCCTTACCATGACAGGGTTGCAACTCGTAACCTTGCAAGCTTCATCACAAAGTTTAAGCCAGATCAAGTAGTCACAATAGGCGATGAGATTGACCTGCCACAAATAAGCAAGTGGGAAGAAGGGCGCATGGGCAGTTATGCCCAGACCCTAGATGATGATCGTAACGAGGCTGTGCAACTTCTCTGGGATCTAGGCGTTACAGATTGCATCCGTAGCAATCACACAGATCGACTGTATAACATAATCATGGCTAAAGTGCCTGCCTTCGGTGCATTGCCAGAGCTTCGCTTTGAAAAGTTTATGAAGTTT